ACACTTTACTAGGACTTGCCAAACCCGGTAGCCGACCACATGAAATTACGGTCGATTGTGCTGCCGCCGTGGAAGAACTCAACCGTAAACCCTGAACCAGACAAACTGTTTACAACAAAGAAATCATTACTCGCCATGTTGTGAGGCGTAATCGTCACTGTTGGCAGAGCACTGTTTGCACCGCCCAAACTTGTGGTGCCTGTAAAGAAAGAATTGGCAAAAGTAATTGCTTTGCCGCCTGAAGCCGTACCACTGGCCACAAACCCGTTGCTGCCTTCTGTCCGTTGTTGCATTTGCGCCTTGTAGCCCAGCTCATCAACCAACACGTTTTGCGCTGGATCGTTAGTAGTCAGCACCGCCTTGAACTGGAACGCACGCGCTTTTAAAACACCATTTGCCAACGGCTGCCATCCGCTGTAAGTCGGGCTGCCTGATGGGTTGTCGTTGGTCTTTCGCACGTACAACTCAGCATTAACAAAATCAACCACCGCTCCATCAAAGTCATCCCAGGTATCGATCAACGCAGTTCGGCTATCAATTGTGTCGTTCGGGTAAATGCCGCGAGACACAAGCCGACGTTCCAAGTCCAAGCTATAGACAGCCTCCAAGTCCAGCGTGCTAGCAAAGGCGTATTCACCAATGCCTGCGGTAATTCCTGCACTGGTAAGGATTAAAGCGTCGTAACCAGCGTCTGTGCTGTAAGTCGTGTTGGTCTTTGTGCCGCTGAAAGGCGTTGAAAGCTGATCTTCTCTTTGCGTTGCAACGCCATAAAACGTTTGGGCAACTGGCTGATCAACAATAATGCTGGCCTCTGTTGCACTTTTTCTGCCTCCGTCATCCTCAAATTTGACCAGATATTCGCCTTCAAGCAACGGAACAGTTTTTTCAGTTGAACCGCCCGCAATAGCATCTACAAGGTCTGTGCTGTTGCTCCACGTCGCATTCCCGTCAGCCAAGTTGTTGTGACGAATATGCACCTTGCCGCTGACTTTTACGTCTAGGTCAACGGTTTCGTCCCAACGCAATCGTGCGCTGTTGTAATTCAACGGTTCAAGCGTAAGGTTTTGAACGTTGCCTGGAATTGCTGTTTTTCCGGCAATGACAAATGTTGCTTGGGAAGTTTTGCTTTTCTTGCCAAGATAATTTAGCGCACTAATTTGAACCTTTAACGTTCCAGCGTTTAAGGCTCGTAGTGTTAGCGATGGGTTTGATGTTTCAACCATCGTAAAATTGTCATCATCAAGTTTGTACTGAATAACAAAATTATTGGTGTTAGCCCTGTCGTGCTGCCAACTTAGGTCAAAGCCTGTGTGGACTGTTTGCCCCTCTTGGTATAAAAACTCGGTGCCAGTTAAATTCTCTGGCGAATTAGGAATAAAACTAAGATTACTAATGTCTCGCGTTGTTAGTGCAATGTCTTGCTCAACAGCGGCATAAATTGACTCGTTATAGGCAATAGCAGTAACGCCTACTGTTCCGCCTTCGCCCTCAGCAATTGAAATAACCCTGTATTGTTGCGACTGCACATCGTTAGTCTGGATTAAATAAACCGCCTGTGCTTGCGGAGCTTGACTAAAGGCGCTGCCAACAGTAATTGCAGCCCCTGAAATGCTTAAAATCGTTTTAGTTTCGACTAAACCTGTTGGCAACAGGACTGACAATGTGGGGCTTAAAGTTAAGTCCACCGACAAATCAATAGCACTGTCGATAGTGACAACAACTGTGGTTGCAGAACTAACTCTTCCGCTGCGACGTGTGCCAGCACGCAACGGATCAGCAATATCAATGACGATACCTGGCGTGACAGCAATACCTGCGTCGATAGAAACCGCAAAGCTCACTGCCTCTGATAACAGTCTTTCGCTAGTCAGCAGCCACTTGCCCAGCCTATGCGCTTGACCTTGGCTATAGCAGCCGACCGAACGAATGTCTTTTCTAATAATGCCGTACTTGGCAACAGACTCATGATCTTCAACATACTCATATTCAATATCACCCAATGTGTCATAGCTTTGCCATGCAACAGACGCGCAGGTGTGCCGAGTCTTCTCTGATGTCCCGCTATAAGTAAACAACCCATCAACAACATTGCTCGGACCCAACAGATACTGTGAATCAGTAGGCTTGTCTTGACGGAGAACAAGTGACCCAGCGCCGTAATAACTAATCCCTCTAAAAACACTGGTTAGCTGCTGAATGACGTTGTAAACCTCAGCCCTGCTGTTGAGCAGCAAGTTAAGACTAAATCGTGGCTCTTGGCCGCCCTTACCATCATCAACAAGCTCGTTGCAGTATCTGCTAATTTCATAGAAGTCGAACACATCAAGCGTCGATTCAGGCACAGAACACCCAAAGCGGGTGTCCGTAAGCAAGTCATAAAGGCACCAAGCGGGGTCGTTGCTCCATGTCGCTGCACCTAGCGTTCCATTGAAAAGACCGCTGTATGAGATACGTCCCAGGTGTGTTGTTGTGTCTACAGTCCCGTTATGTGGGATCCTAATTTTTAAGCCACGGATTAAATATTTGCGGCTTGGAATATTTTGGAACTGTTCAGCGCCAAACCGCATTCCGACAACAGCGGAGTTTGGATAGGCCAACTTATCGTCTTGGATTTCTGTGTAACTTGAAAAAACAGTTGTACTTGCTTTTTTGGTACTTGTTTCATCTGCGCTGTCTCGTATTACACGCAAATCAACAGGAAAGGCTCCATTAAGTTCGACTAAGTAGTCTCGTTGGTAAAGGCTGCTACTTTTTCCAGAGATAGTATCGCTTAAAACGTCGTTAAAGCCACCACCGTCATATTGCAGTTGAATCCTAATAGCTACAGCATGACCAAGAACGTCACCATCATCATTGATCCTTTGCAGAGACGGCAAGTTAATAGTGACGCGTGCTTTGTCAACATCAGAGTTTGTGATTGATCTTGTTACTGGTACGCCGTTAGTAATCTCAACACCCACACCACGTTCGACTTGAATACCACCTGCAGGGTCTGGGATGTAGGGCTGACCTTGCGTTCCCTCTAACGCAACTACTGAGAAATTATCAAAGTTAAACGAGCCATCTGCGTTTTGAACTGCAGTGTCTTCTAAAAATATGCCTTTTGGTCCACCTTCAATCCCTTCAATTTCCCCTTCACAAAGCAGGTCTAAAACGCTTGCATATTGTTCGGATCTAAGGCTGTCGGCTGCCTCTGTTGGCGTGCCTCCACCTTTGCCGCCACCGCCACCGCCAGCGCCAAGAATTAACTTTTTATTATCCATCAGGTTTTAACTCCAAGCGCAGCACCAAAGCTTCCAGACACAAAATCAACTCCGGCAGGTATTGCTCCAAATTTGCCGCCAAACAAATATGCGTTTGATGAATGATCAACATCAAGGCCAGTGCTAATTACTGCTGAGCCGATAACAACACGCCCGTAAGCTATCGGAACAGGTAAGCCTTGTTGAGCAGTATTAGTGATCCCGCTGAAAGTAAAATTCCTTAGCTTTTCTGAGTCATCCCCAAAATCTGGCGTTGGCGAAATCATTTGAGAAACACCTGTCAGAACTAAACCTGCACCAACAACCGACAACGCCGTGCTCACAGTTGTGAGGGTTCCAGCCAAGCCAGCAGTTGCGGCTAAACCAGAAAATGTCCCGGTCGTCGCGCCAGTAATTAAACCTTGCGTACCAAATATGCCTGCGCCAGGGAGCAAAAGCGATGCACCAATCAACAGACCACCAAGCAGAACACGGCCAAAGCCACCACCAGCACCAGCGACGACAGGTGTAATGCTAAAAACCTCACGCTCTGACCAAGGCAAGCCCAGCACGCTCAAATCTTCAGGCGTTGCCTCTTGCTTGCCAACCCTGACGCGATAGCCGACGCCATCTTGCTCGCTGTCCACAAACCATTTGTCTAGGCCAGGAAAATTAACGCACAACGCTTTTAATGCTTGGGCTGGTGTAGCTACATCAAGCTCAAACCGGCACTGGCCTAGTCGCTCACGCAGAGCCCCGTAGACCTTGACGACTTTCATGAC